CCTGACAGTCCACTTGCCGTTCCGTATCCGGTCAATGAGAACGGCGGAAATTTCTCACTCTTGCCAGAACGAGAGTATATCTTTCCTTGCCACCATGCGTGATTTCCCGGATTCTCGCCGCCGTCACCTGTTCTGGCTCCCATGTGAGCACTGACCAGAACTAAATCCCAGCCCATTTCTTCCATGCGTTTGAGGGATATATCTCCAGTAGCCTGAGCCACGCCAGTTCTAACAGAACGTGCGACTGCTGTTTCGATCGTGTCTTTTCTGCCAGATGGATATGTGACCGTAACACCATCACTCACAACATTATTAACCGCCTCCTTGATGGCTTGCGTATAGCCAACTGTTCCAGTCATCACATGATTGTATGCAAGGTCGCATTGGTTGATATACAGCGTCTGAGCCGCATTTGCAGTTGTCCTTGTGAAGTTCCGCCATTCTCCCATTGTAGCAAGCATATTTCGCTCCATGAGCCTTATCATAGCTGGCGACTGTTCGAGCGGTACAGGGCTTAATCCTGCCGCCTTATATACCTTATCATCATAGTTCATTGCAGTGATTCCGGCATCCTCAAACGCTTCAAGAAGTTCCTGCTGTTCGCGTTTGGTGTATTTGGATAATTCTGCCAGAATGTCTTCTAGCAGTTCACCAGATTCCTGTAGCGTTCTGATTCTCCACGCATCTGCATTGGTTAGAATATAATCCTCACCTCTGCCGATTCTTGCCATCATTCTCGACACGATCTCAGAGATGATATATTGATGCAGTTCTTCGGCAATCTGCTCACTGCCCTCTGTTATTCTACGTAAATATTCTGGACTAAGCATAATATATCACCTCTTTCGATAAAAGTCGTGGTACATGTTTGGGCCCTTTTGATGGTTAATTAAAGCCCTCTTTAGTTAATTACTTTTTTATATAAATCAAGCAAATCACTATGTCTTACCGTGTAATAATCATTTATTGCACATCTTGGAGTCAAAACTTGTACCTTTCCGTTATCTATATATTTTTTGATATAGTCCATGATGATTTTCATATTTTCAATTGTAAAATTATCATTTACGGTTGACGGATATGCATGAGCATAAAAACATAAATATCCACATTCATTAATAGTTGAGTCTATTTCAGTTTTTGTTTGCTCTAATGTTTTTGATTGCAAAGACCATCTTTCGAGTTGGCGGATATCATTACCCCAAAATACATGATGATTAACAACTTGATTGGTATCTAAATGACCAAAACCATATTTGTAATATTTACACAAATTATCAAAATATTTATTGTTTAACCAAGTACTTGGTGTAACCCATCCAGTTATATTAAATCCATTGTTTATCAAGATTTCTTTTGACTTTTTCATTTTTGTTTCCACATCATCAATCGTTAAAGAATCATCTTGCATAGCTACTCCATCGGTACTATGGGATAGTATCTCATAACCTTTAGATTGATATGATAAGAAATTATCTTTGATATTTGGAAGATTTGAATTTGCTAATATAGCAAAGCCACATTTCCATCCATATGAATCAAATAATGAGACCAAATCTGATGTACTCGGTAATCCATCATCAAAAATAAATGAAATAGTTGGCTTTCGTATCGTTTGAACATCATTTACATTATCATTTACATTATCTATTACAATATCATTTTCAAGTTCGCTCATTTTTGTTGGGATGATAGGTTTGTTTTGAATTTGTTCATAATCTATCAAAACATCTTTTTTAAGCATCAGCTTATTTTTGTTTTCCCTATTAATTGCTAGATAATAAACTTGTGGTTTAATTGGTTGGTTATCATCACTGTCGTAATTAAAACATACTGATACTGTCTTTGATTTTTCAGGAACTTCAATTCCGTTGATTGGATTACCACTGCTAATACCAGTTCCTGAAATAAATGTGCCGCTTTCATCATAAAAAACAACACTCCTCGATGAGTGATAAACATTTGTACCCTTATGTGATGTATATGGATATAATTTTTTCCCTATATATTCAGACACATCAATATCTATATAAGAAAAAAATTGTGCCAATGTTCTCCCAGTTCCATTTGATGAGTCTATATACCAGTTTTCTTTTGGTTCTTTCCCATGTAACAAATCAGCGTATTCTTCATATAATATTTTATTGCCTAATTCAGTTAAATCTTCCTTTAGCGACTTAACTGCGTCACCAGTTGCTTTCGCATCAGCAAATCCACCGTCTACGGATAGGGTTTTATCTGATACGTATTCCGGCGTAATTCCTTCTCTTGCAAACGTTCTTTTTTTTCCATCTGCTGTGATTATTCCCTTGAATGTATCAGCCATTATTATTTCCCTCCGTTGCTTTCAAACTCACATACCCATCTGCGTCAATATCAAGCCCAACGCCCTTATCGGACAGGTATGTCTGGACTGCTTCTGCTATAGCTTCTTTACTGGTTCCGATTCCGTCTATACAGAGTTTATACAGATACTTCTCTTTTCGCGTGATCGGTTTTGGAATTTCACCTGTGTAATCACCTGTCAAGTACGCAAGATACTTTTCTTCCCTTGTTACTGGTTTATCTGCCATCTTTTTTTACTCCTCTCCGAATAGTGCTGGCTCGTCTGGCTGAGCTTCTTTGACCATTGCCTTTGCTTCAGATTCCGTCATTCCTTCAAACTTCACGAAGTACATCCATGCCGGAACCTTGCCAGTGGTCACATACTGCCACCATCTAGCACGGTCGTTTTCACGCACATACAGAATGTCTCCGAAATCATAATTGACTTCATAAGCCCCAACCGGTGCAAGCCCGTACAAATCAGCGTAAACGTTCAATGCGTAAATAACTTCGTTCAAACAGGATTCCAGTTTATCTCGAACGTCTTTGATAAACTGCACTGTCCTCTGCTGTTCTGCTTCCACTCCTGTAGCTGTCTGAATGCCGCTAGATTCGTTAAAAACGAAGTACCCGTTGGAGAATCCAATCTTGTACCCTAACTGGCTTAAAAGGGCATTTATGCCGCTTATACGGGTATCTGTGTTGAGAATTGGATTGATTTCTTGATAGAACTCTTTCTTATCCTGCCCGAATACGTTTTTCACATAATCTGGTAAGCTCATTTCTAAGCATCTATGTTCCATTGCCTGTGGTGTCATAGCGGAGACAGGTGAGCCACTCGGCATCAACAATCTGTCATCTGCCAGAACAGTTCGCTTAGAATCAAGAATTTCTTTTGCGTTCCTGCTATATGCAATGTCGAGGTCTTTTAACTCCTCAATGGCTTCGGCAAATATCGGAAGTCCCAGTGGCGTACTAATATCCACGTTATTTGCCTGCGGTGTCCGCAGTACTCCGTACAGAGGCCCGTCCAGCTTCTCACCGTTCGCCTTAAGAATCGGCGGAGTGTCTGCCATTAGGTCAGCCCACTTTGTCTGTTTAAGGTCAATCTTATCGCCAATGCTCTGAGGGGATTTTGACACATAGGCTCTATTAGAAACATAATACGGATAGGTTGTCACTCCGTCCACTGTTGTCTCAACAAACCTATGATATTCAAGCCGTGTATAATATTTCCGTCCAACCGTATAAGAATCCTTGAATATAATCCCTTTGATTTCCTGATTATCGTAATCTACAATCATCACATCAGCCGGTGTAAATACGTCAAGGCTCTCACCGTTTGGTTTAATAAATACTGTTCCGTAGGCACAGCCGTACTCTACCCAGTGCCGAATCTGGAAGTATACCTTGTCAATCTGTTCCTGCAACCATGTTGCCCTTGCAGAACCATCTATCTGAATGCCTATCGCCAGTGTTGCGAGCCGAGCTGTCTCTGAGCAGACAGATTTCGCGAAATTAATTGTCTTGATATTATTCTTATCATCTAACCAGTATGGAACGCTTCGATATATGTTTGCACATTTATTAATCAACGATTCCATTTCTGGAAATTCTGCTGCCTGGATATTAAAGTCCTCTTCGGCTTGTTTTTTGAAAATCATGTTAAACCACCTTTTTAGTGTTGTTGTAAGTCCCATTACGCACTCACGCCCCAGTATTTTATCTCACCCTGTCTACGTGCTTCTGCTGCTTCTTCAAGCGTGTCATGCCTGCCTAGATCAACTTTTTTATTATCTACATAGATTGTTGCTCTATATTTCCCTCTGTCCATGGAAACACCAGTAACACCAGTTGAATTTATTTTTTCCATTCTTTTGTTTCTTGCCTGCTGAGTCCATGTTGCCCATCTGCAATTTTCTGGCGAATAGTCCGAATTTGTGTCTATTCTGTCAATACTCAAATTATCAGCATATCCATTTTCTAATGCCCATAGAACAAACGCTTCTGAACTTTTATTCCATTCTTTGCAAACCTTTATTCCTCTTCCGCCATAGTCTTCATAATCTTTGTCATTGGGGTTATTGCATCTCTGACGAATTCCCTGCCAGATTTTATATATTCGTCTATATTTTAGGCTATATCCTCTTTTAAGCATTAGTCCCTCTTCTCCTCCATAATGATTCTGTTGCGTATCTACAAGCATCGACTAAATGGTTGTTCTCGTCAGGATATCCACTTATAACGTTTCCATCTTTGTCTCTTTCATATTCGTACTCTGAAAACTCTTTGTAAGCGTTAGGTGTTCTTTTGGGGTCAATAACAATAGTTCTTGTCTGAAGCCATTTCATAGAATACTCCACACTTCCAGGCCCTTTTATCGCACCCCTTGCTGGAAGTCCAAAGTCTCTATAATCATTGATTGATTTAGGCTCCGCAGAATCGCAAGTAATAGTATAATCATCGTATTTTCTTTTTAGAATCTCGTCTGCTGATTTCCTATTACTCCATTTATTTTCGTAAATTTCATCAATGAGATATATCTTTTCAGTGTTATGATTGTAATACAAACGAATAAAAGCATACGGATCAGGGAAAAATCCCCAGTCACACCCCTGAAATATTTTGTCCATGCGGCTAATCTCTTCATCTGTAATATCTCTAATCTCCAGATATTCAAATACGTTTCCGCCGTCACCATTCGGAACGCCCAAGTATTCATGCTCATAGGCTTCTGGATTGATTTCTTTCAGATGCGCTGCATCGTCAATAAACTTCTGTCCGAGCCACTCCGCCGGAGCTTCCAGATAACTCGAATGATGGATAACTCTTTTCGGGTTAGGCGTGAGCTTGATCCTGTTTACCCAGTTTGATTTTGATTTTGGTGGGTTATATGATGAAAAATCATAGGATTCATCGCCACCACGAAGCACTGACTGATTAACAGAACGTTCCTGAGCATCTCCCTTCATTTGATCCTTTTCCTCTTTCCAGAGGATTCCGATATGTCCAAACTCCGGCTTAATAGATTTTAGCTTGGTTTCATCATCCAGACCACGGAAGTATATTGTCTGTCCCGTCTTAATATACTTGATCTCAAGTGGCGACACTTTGCATTCAAATTCTTCCATCAATCCCAGTTCGTTGATAGCCCATTTCATGTTAGCGTATACAGAATCTTTCAGAGTACCGGCCACCTGTCTTGTAATGCAGGCGTGCATCTGAGGATTATTCTTGATAAGTTCAACAATCTTAAAAGCCACAAATGAAGATTTCAGACCACCTCGACCGCCCTCGAATACATATTCAATATTGGGCTTAATCTGTCGGTTAATATCCACGAATGCCTTGCCAAGTACTCTGGCAGGAAGTTCATATTTTTCATCATCGTCTTTTGAAGCTGCTGTTAGCTGCTCCCATTTTTCGATAGCCTGTATATTTCCATCTGCCGCTTTTTTATACAGAGAAGTTGCTACGACTGCCATGTTATTTGCGTCTTCGTCAGCAATCCCCATTTTTGCAAGTTTCTTTTTTGCAGTACTTGATGCAGGACTTTCGGCTATAATTTTTACATAATCAGAAAGGGCTTTTTTTTGTCGCCTAGAATATCCAGATGCAATACCGCCTTTTTGTCCGTTTCTCACGGCTTCCTCACGGCTTTGATTGCTTGTAAATGGTTTTAAATTTTCCTCGTTTGCCATCCTATCAACATCCAATCATATCCTTTCTGAATTAAAACACCCTAGCATAGTTATAGTTATATATACTATAATACCATACTAGGGTGTACGTAGCTCTCTACCACTTTTATAAATTTTTAAGTTTTTTAAAGTCTGCCAATCAATTTTGCCAAATGATAATATTCCGCCATGACCTTGCGTTTGTATCCATAGAAGTCATTTTCAGATACTGGCATATCTCTGAATCGTTCCATTGTCCGGTATCCTATGCAGTTCACTATGCTGTCATATATCTGCGTTTCTATACCTGGTGCATATTTGATTGATACTTGCAGAAGATTATATTTGTCATTCTCGTCAAGGTGTCTGAAATGACTTTGAAGTGCCGGTATATCATCCGGCGGCACTCCATAGTCGGTTAGTGTAGCTTTTCTAAGATTCATTTATTTCACTCCTCCCAATCTAATTTCTGTCCGCACTTGTTGCAATAAAAATCCGATATATAAAGTTCTTCTATATTACAAACCGGACAGTTACCTTTTGTTATATAATATCTGCCAGAAAAATCGGAAATAGTTTTCATGTTATTTGGCTTCATTGGGGTCTGCTTTTCTAACGCTTTAACTGCTAATTCTAATGCTTCACGGTACTCAATAATTTCTGGTACATTCGACCAGACCCTTTTAGTTAAGCCGATACGTTCCTGTAAGATTTTAATTGCTTCTTCTGGTTTCATGTTAATCCTCCCATTCTTCGCAATAATCGTCTAATGCAACCGTTTTTCCGTTTTCTTTCGATTTACTATTCCTGCAAAAGAAATCTCTGAAATCCACATTGAATCTGCAATATTTGCATGTGTTACATGTTTTCACTGGCATTTTCTTTTTAAAACGGTTAAATATTTTAAACATTTCGCATCTCCTCCAACTTCTTCTCAGCTTCTTCAAGAGTAAGGAATAAAAATTTGCCAAATTCATTGTCAAAATATCTGCAACAACATCCCCTTTTTCCAACTGGCTCTGCAAAGTAACATATATTTCCAAATATGCTTGGACAGATTTCTATTTTTTTAATTTGACATTTTGTATAATGACTGTCTCCTGGAAAAAAGCAAAAAACTTCTGTTCCAACCTTACACGGCAATCTCACAAGCAAGCCCTGTTCTTCTAAGTCTTTATAAGACTTTAACTCTTCCAACAGTTCTGCAACATCTTTCAACCAATACAATTCTCCATCTTCAAAACAACATCCATAAGTATTTTGATAATACGGGCATCCAACCGCTTCCTTCCCGCTAATATAATCTCTTAAATCCTCGCCAGTTTCACATAAAATGCGTTTATGCTTTTCGTCCTCTATATGCATAAAGTTTTCGTGATCCGCGTAGCAATCACCCTCAGCATCTTGGCTGGCAACGCATTTAAGGGCTTTTATCATATCGTCAATTATTATCTTTTCCATCATTCCACCTCTTTCAGCTTCTCCACCGCTAGCTTCAAAGACTCAACAAATTCATCATTTAATGCTGCGCGGTCTGGATTCTCGATAAATTTTTCAAAAATGTCAATTGCTTTACTCCGGGATTGAATGCCTGTTTTCACAATTTCAAGAAGTTTATCTATATTATTTCCCCAATTACGGGTATCGCACAAATAATTGTTACACTTATTATTTCTTTTATTCAACACACATCCTATACATTCACGTTCGCAACAATTGCTTACATCTGCAATCCGTTCAGCAAATTCTCTTGCTGTCATTTCTTTTGTTCCGAGGAGTTCTGACGCTTCGTAGAAAGTTGAGTCTGGGCCAATATGTGCTTCGCGGGCAACATCTTTGTCTTCATAAAATTTTAAAATGTCTGGAAAATATTGTGTTTGTAATGGCTCACAATGGTCTTTTCTATACCAATGAAATTCCTGTTTCTCAGCTTCTTTGAGAAGCATTTCATTTTCTTCTTTTGTTCTAACCAGAATACATGTATTTCTTAAATCAATCATCTGCTTCACCTCACAAAAATATATTCTTTTCTTCGCGCTTTTTCGCGCATTCTTCGCAAATAAAAATTGCTTTCGGATGTCTAAAACAGCTATCAGTAAGTATCAGATAATCCGGTTTATACACTGTGGTTTTCCATTTGCCACAAACATTACACTTTTTCACAGTTTCGTTTATATTTATTGCCATCCATCATTCTCCCCCTGTAATCTCATCAATACACTGGTTCCAACCCTCTACAAATCCTGCATCAAATGTATTAGCTGGATAATCTCCATTGTCTTTCTCTGGCAAGTCCATAAGTGGACACCAATCAGGGATTGATTCTACTTCTCCGTCTAACGTTGACTTTCCTGCAATCGGGCAAAAAACACAGGTTTCTATAATGCTGCTATAATTCTGTCCGATTTCGCAATCTATACATCGTTCTGGTGTATCTATCACTAATACTGATTTACTCATCTGACTCCTCCTGCAATAATTCTGGATTGTCGAAAATGTTTCCAACTACTTCATAATGTTCCAGATCGAATTTATCAAGATATTGTCTGTCTATACTATCAGTTTCGCACCCTACCCATCCGGCAACATTCCATTCAACAGTTTCATATGTCACATCTTCTGGGTAGGATTCGTCCAAGTGTGCCATCAAAATATCATTTTCCCAAATTTTCTTCCCGTTCTTGTCGCAAAGTCCTGTGAACTGGCAGAGGGTTCCTGAGCTAACTTCCGCATGATCAAATACTGTATGACCGTCTGCATAAAAGATTAAATGTTCTTCGTTTCCTAAAAAGTCATGTCTTTTCTGATAATACCCCTCAATCCATTCGCCGTCTTCAATCCGCTTTCCCTTGAAAAGAATCTCTTTCATTCAACTCCACCGCCTTTCACGATTTCATCAATTGTTGCATCTCCTTCTATGCAATATTTTTCAAACAAATAATTCTCTAATTGCTCCACAACCTCATCCACATCAAAAACTGTCGGCTGTTCGTCAATAACTGCACCTATTGCAAAATCCATATCCGAATTTCCAAGAGAGTCAATTATTTTGTCTGCATCAATTAAACGCATTTATTCATCCTCCCACATTCCCAACAACCGCATCCTCTCATACAGTACAGCGACGGTCTTGCGTCTGTATCCGTAAAAGTCCTTCGGATTCATCGGGATATATCTTTCTCTGCTGATTTTCCTGTAACTTTTCCGGTGCAAGATATTCTCAATAACCATATCTGCTATCACCGTGTTTTTCGGGCAAGCTGACAAGGCGGCACTGGAAAGCAGGTATCCGTACTCTGCCGGAAAGTCTTTCAGCATCGCATTCAGTTTTTCAATGTCTTCTGCCGGAATACCGTAGTCTTTCAGCTTTTTGTTCCTTGTCAGCATACCGTTCTCCTTTCTAATCGTCTGGGTGGTGCTTGTCGTACATGATCGCCACACATACAAGACCAGCCACTCCGAATATGGTTCCAAGGGTGAATCCTAATAAGAATGTAATCATACAACCACCTCACTGTCCTCTGGCATCTGATAATCAATATGTCCATTTACATAGGCTTCCTGAATCATATCCAGTACTTTTATGGCTTTTGCTTTGGTGGAATATTCTCCGAGCAAGCAGCACCAACTCATATCTCTTCTTGCACTTATTACTCCACCCGAAACTTCGATATCGAATAAAAGTTCAAGTGTAGCTAAAACTTCCTTATTCTGACTTCTGATTAACATTTTGCATCCTCCTTGTAATTCTCGATTGCGGCTATCTTATCCTCGTACATAGCGATTGCTTTTTTAAGTCTGCTGATTTCAACGTTATATATTTCTAAAAATTTATTTTTTACAAACTGATAATTCGGTACTGTCAGCGCAATGTACGGCGTTGAATGACCAGAAATTGTTCCGATATCTTCCTTTTTCACGTATCCGATGTAAATTCCTTCCGGAAACTGTGTTACTGCTTTGTACGTCTTTGGTTTTTCCATTACCTCGCATTCCTCAACTCTGATCTTGAAAATATAGTCTCCTAATGTTTTAGTTTCTGGATTGTATTCTCTGTTACTGTCTAAAATGTAGAAATATAATTTCATTTTGCGTCCTCCTTAATCTTACAAAAATCGCATTCAGTATTACATTTTTCCCACTCGTCTGAATATTCTTCATATCCATCCGCTCCATTCAAATACTTGTATGTAAGTACATTCATACATCTTTCACAGGCCGTAGAATAAACAACGAGTGCTTCCTGTAGTGTATAATCTCCGCTGTTTACCATTGCCATTATGACATCTTGATTTCCGCCTCCAATACTTGTATGTAAGTTAATAAGTGGTGTAGTATCCGTTCCATAATCCCATTTTCTTCCCCATGGTTGCCACCACTTTCTTGTTTGGCTACACCCGCAATTAGTGCATATATGGCCTTTTAATCCCTTTATCAGACCTGTATCCTTTTTCCAATATTTTCTTTTGTGTTTGCACGTTTCCTTTTGAGATTTGCTATGTACCGCATAAATGCTTTCCGTTATTTGCAGTGGGAAACAAGAATGATACGTTCTTGCCTTTTCCGGTGCTTCCCACATTAAATCTTCTTTTTGATTAATCACATTTCCATTCTCATCTTCGTACCAAATTCCTAATTTCAATTTTGCTTTATCAATATTCATTACTTGTCTCACTTTCCCCATGTAAGTAACTGACACGCTATTGTGCAGTCCTCCATGATTTCCTATCCAAATGCTACCTGTCCGTTATTCTGCATGTCTTTTTATTTCTCCTGAAAAGCTTAATTCAATTCCCAGTTCTTCCTTGATAGCCTGCACATAATCAATCCATTCAGCCAAGCCCTGGTCGATATAGTCCGAAGCTTTGTCCATGCCTGCCATGAACTTCTGGCATCTTTTCTGACCAAATCCAAATTCATCATGCAGAACAGCTATCGCCATGATCACGCAACATTCAGATACAAGCTGCTTGATTTTCTCAGATGCTTTATCCAGATCCTTTCTTGCCAGGGAAGTATGTATTCCTGTTACTCCCCTGAATCTGCATTCCTTTTCGAGAGCTTCAATCCCGCCCTGTTTGACAATTCGTCTGGCAAGGTCAAGCCCGTCCTCCCTGCCTCGTTCATATTCACGCATTTTATTCATTGTGTTAGACCTCCACGCTTTTTTAGCTTTCTCATTCAGTAGCCCTCCTTATCTTCTGAGTCAGGATGTCAAACTGTAAGAATAATTCCCTGTCCTTACATTTCCTTGCTTTTATGTCACAGTCATAATCATTTATCTGATATTTCCCTTCTAACAGATCGCCATTATCCAGATATCTTTGAAATACGCCTTTAGAAATCCCGAACCGTTCCAAAATTTCTATTCTGCTCATACTGTCGACGAATGTACCATCTGCTGTAACAATGTCATAAAGTTTCATTTTATCTCCTTGTTTATCTTTCTTATTCCGTACCCAACTGGAGTATATGCTCTGTCGGTACTGGGGTGGTTCGTCTTGAGCAAACCATCATCAACTAGATTATTGATATGCTTCCAGACCGTAGCTCTCCCGGCATCCACCCTTTCAGAAATCTCTGTAATCGACGGTGCATATCCAACCAGTTTAATATAACTGACGATATACATATATATTTCTTTTCTGAGAGCCTGTCCCTGTTCGTATCTATTCTTTGTGTTGTACGGCATTTTGATTCTCCTTTTCCAATTCTTTTGCCTTATTAAACATCTTGGAAAGATAATTCGAATAAGCAACAAGCATGTGATCTACAAATCCATTTTTGTTATATTTTTCAGATACAACATGGATCTGTTCAACTACCTGCTGCCAGTATTCATCTTTTGCCTCAATTCCGGCAGTCTGGAGGACCAGTGCCGGAAAGTCAATCTGTAAAAACTTTATGGTGTTCGGTATCTGCTCATGCGTCACTCTCATACTTACGCACCTTCTTCTACCTCAAAACTCTGTTCAAGAAGTCGCTCGTTATCCTTGCTAAACGCCTTTATATAGCTCTGTTTTATCGGTCTGATAAAATGTATGCCGTTAGCTGATTTAGCCCGGGAAACAGCCACATAGAACTGTCCAGGATCCCAACAGCAAGGGTCAATGTTGATTTTTTCAAATGTCTGTCCCTGTGATTTATGAATGCTGATTGCCCAGGCAAGTTTTACCGGGAACTGAGAGAAAGAGCCTACTTTCTTACGGACAATCTTCTCTTTCACGATCTTCCGACCATCCTTTTCTTGTTCGGATTCCTCAATAACCTGTTTCTCAATGTCTTTATTGTATCTATATAAGCTAACTGTTTTGCCCTTATCAGTTTTGATAACCAGATAAGATTCTTCAAATTCTCCGTTATCCACAATTTTCTGAATGATGCCAATCGTTCCATTGACGTAGTTTCCAGACAGATCATTGACTGTAATCATCACTTTTGCACCGATGTTAAGAATTAAGTCCTCTCTGGCAAATGCAATGTTCTTAATATCGGCAGATGTTAGCTCGCCGTCAACTGCTGCATGAAACACTTTTTCGGTCTTTTTATCCAACTTGCCAAGGAAAGTATTGTTAATTCTGTCAGCTTCTGCATTAGTGCCAACCAAGAACGGCGCTTCCGGTATAACTTTGTCTGATTCGTTGTTCTCCAGATATGCAATGGATTTTCTAATATTGTTGCCATATTTAATATCATTCAGCACATACTTAAATCCCTCATCATTCTGCCTGCATACCTCATCAAGTTTGATATATTCAAATCCCATTTCTTTCCAGTATTCAGACATGAAAGCATATCCATGTTCATACTTTCCACCCTTTCCATAATCAGATCCATACATCCGACAGAGAATTTTTCGATCGTCTGTCGTAATAACTGGCGGAAGCTGGTAGAAATCACCTATCACGATTAACTGAATGTCTTCTTTGTCCTCTCCGATCAGAAGTCTGTCAACTGCTCTCTCTTCATTCTCCGTGATAATTGTCTTTGCAATCATATTGAACAAATCGAACCGGCACATGCTGATTTCATCAATGATAAGAACATCTGCTTCTTTCAGAAGTTCAGCTCTGGATTTCACCTTTTTCTTATAGTCCTCAAATTTAATTGAAATATTCAATGCTCGGTGTACGGTAGTTGCCCCATATCCGATATTATCCGCTGCAATTCCAGTAGTGGCGGATACCAGAATATTTTTACCAGCTTTTTCCGCCTCATCGATGAACGTTTGGATAACCGTTGTCTTGCCTGTTCCTGCGTCACCTGTCAGAAAAACATTACTGCCAGACAGCATTGTATCTAATGCATATCTTTGCTTTTTATTGAGATCGTCTTTTTTCATTTTGTAACCACTCCTTGTAATAATTATGTTAACTGAATATTTTTGCAATATTCAGTTAATTTTGTTATAATAAATCTAATTGCATATACTTTTTAATTTTGTAACCCGTGTGTAACCGGCTTTTTTAATCCACTGGTTACGCCACAAACCCTTATTTTATGTGGGCTTCAGAGGTGTGTAACCGTGTAACCAATGTAACCAAGGTTTTTATATAGGAGAATCACTAGAGTATATGTTTTTTATACACTCTCAAACTTTCTCCTATAGGATGTTTTTTTTCGTGTTACAACGGTTACATGGTTACAAATTACGAAAACGGAACATTTGTTTCGGCATCAGCTGGCAGAAAACCAGTTTCAATAACCTCATTTTCTTGCTCGTTTTCAAGACTTTTTATATCAACAATCTTTACCGCAATAAGCCTCATTACACTTCCACCGTCTCTTTTTAGTACCGTATCTCTTTTTCCTGTGTGCTTGATTAACTCTCGATTAATCGCCCAGGCCGAAAAGGCTTTTCTGGAGAATCCATTGTTCTTCAAAAGGTTTTCAAGAGGTTTCGGATAAAAATATACATATACATCTCCATATTCATCTGGCGTTTCCTTGAATCCCCACTGATCACAGCTAAATTGCGCATCAAAGTGCTGTCCGTACACTGAGAGACTTTCAAGAATGAATTCATAGCATCTCTGACCTTCTGATACATCTTTCTTGCGTGTAGGTATGTCTACAACGTCCTCGACCGTCAGCTCACGTCCATCCTTAAATATGAAATCTGTAGCTAATTTGTCAGCCAGCAGAAGTGTAGATATTGCCATTACCTGCTTTGCTGGAAAGTCATATCCGTCAAAACCTTTCTCAATTTCGGCTTTCATTTCTTTCAGATCATCCGATGTGAACTGTTTGAGATTTCCAACGAACACTCTTCCAGCAAAGCCGTAGTTCTTCACGACAATGCCGTTAATCTCTGCTGGATTCTCGTAAATATCCTCACAACATTCAATTTCAATAATTCTGTTGATAGCTCCGCCGGAATCTGCAAATTCCGAAATAGGGTTCTCACCGTTGCAAATAGTCACATTACTCCATGTATTTTCCTTAGCTGCTCCGAGGTCCTTATTTGAACGTGCTTTTCCTTTGCCAGAACAGAGATTGTAAATCAATGTTTCGTAGTTATCCCGGATATACTGAGAAGCATTCTTCGAGTCGTCCAGAATCATCGGAAAGTTATTGAGCATATCTGCCCTTGTCTCCAATGATGTATCTGTTGAACGAAAATTCCCAACGTAGGCTCCCGGTGCCGGATTCCCCCAAACCGATGCCGCTATATTGATTGTTACCGTCTTTCCGCCTCCTGTCTGCCCATAGAAATCTACGATGAACGGTAGCGCATCAAGCGGCTGTATAAGAACACTCGCAAAAGATGCTGCCAGTGCTATTCGCGGTTCCAATCGTCCGCATGATCGTAGCTGCTTAGCCAGAGTCACCCACTTGAAGTAGTCTCCACTTTCCTGTATACTTTGGAATAGCGTTTTAAAGCGGTATTCACCGTCAAAAACGATTGAAAGGTCGTAAGGGACAAATGTATTACCATGCCACCCCAGTTTGCTTGTAGAGTGCTGTATGTCGATCATATCGGCATTGTACATTTCAACATCCGCCAGATACTTTACGAGAAGCCTTGCATTCTCTGAGTTGACCTGCACCCCGAACCTTGCAAGATTAGTTATTGCCCTGGAAGTCACAATGTCAATTTTTGGAACAGTTATTTCTGTCCAATATCCATCCCTTTTAAAAGCCACCGTGATCTGTTCCTCTCCTGTCTCGATGTTTTTTAGACGACGTATCGGCATGATCGGGTGGTGACATACAAGTTCTCTTGCCTTAGATGTTTCAGAGGAAAATATTCCGTTCTCTGTAGCTATCCAGCTACCACAAGCCATGTTAGGATATTCCTTATCAACAGAATCAGGATAAAAGTTTGTGATGTTTTCAACTAACTGCATAGAACGATTTACTTTTTCTTCTTTTTCCTTTTCCTGTTCTGCTTTCTGGAATTCCTTTATGAACTCTTCTGCTATATGCTTCGCTTTCACACTTTTTGCCCGGTCCATCAGCTTAAACTTGATTTCTGAGCGGTCAATTTTACTTTTTACTGAAAAAAGCTCTTCATACAACTGCTTTTCCATAAAGTCTTGTGCCTGTAAGTTTTCAATATTTTCAAGAATTTTTCTCACCTCCTGACTTAGCTGATAACATTTCGTATCTGCTTTTTTCTTTCTCAAGATTAAACTGGCACATATACCACTCTTCTGAATCAGGAGGGAACGTTTTTAGTGCTGTTTCGTACATAAGTATGTTCTTTTCTACCTGCTCAATCTCATTAGGATCCTGAACAGGGTTGTGTTTTTTTGATTTAATATCTCGCATTTCATGTCTGATCTGGTTGCGGCTTTTACCTTTTTTTGATATATAAGTGCCACCCAGCTCAATAAACGCCGTACTAAAAGGGACGGATTCGTATTGCATCACAAAATCAAACACATCACCGCCAGTTCCACAGCCGAAACAGTAAAAGGAATCATCGTAGATTTTGCAGGACGCTGACTTTTCCTTGTGAAAAGGGCAACATATAAATCCTGCTCTATTCGGCCTTAGCCCGTACCTGGAGAGAATTTCTGGCATTTTTACTGACTGTTTGATTTCTCCCTTAGTCATGACAGCAGCTCCACGATCCGCCGCCCAGTTTCTTCTTTCGTGCAGAATTCAAATCGGACTCCGTATCTATCTCTGATTGTGCAGAGAGATTTATACAACTGGCAGCCATCAACAGCCTTGTCAGAGATTACAGTCTTTACTTTTTTGCCGTTTATCGTCCTCCAGATAACTTTGTGTTTCCTTGGGTTCTCCCAAAAATACACATCGCCAACTGATTTAATATCTGGTCCATGCTCACATAGGATAATCAGCTGAATACCGGCTTCACGTGCCCTGATAAGTTCTGCCTTGAATCTTTCATGTTGTTGACAGACATTTCCACAAAGCTCTTGTAAATCCTTCTTACGGTCAATACAGAGCTTTGCGTTGTCAAGCGACTGATAATCTCCACAATATAACTTTGATCTGAAATACTGCACTCCAAGGTCATCAAACTGTTTTTGAATCCGTTCCCATTCCTTTTTGTGTTCTCTTGTGTCTGCTTGTATAACCATTAAAAACACATCCTTTTAATTGAACGGAAGGACATCATCTGCCACGCTGTCTGGAATACTCATAAAGTCCGTACCTGACGGATTTGCTCCCATGATAGCTTCTTCTTTCAGATGATCGTCATAGGCTTTTGTGGTACGCTCTTCTGGGATATCTGCATCCTTAATTCCCTCAATACTTCGGAACCATGCAAGCTTGTGACGTTTTACTTCTTTGTTATCGTACCAGTCTTTTTCAAGACGGAAGATTCCACCGATCAGCTTTCCTTTAAACTGCTGCCCGAAGTTATCGCCCCACTTAACGGCAAATCCCGGATTTGATTTTTCTACGCATGTGATAAATGTTTTAAGGTTACGGACACCATAATCTACACCCTCATCAATAACCATGTAATTAGTACCTGCATTCGGATATTTCTTGTCTGGACGGATATCGTTCTCAAACTGTTTCATGAAATAGCCGGCCTGTTCGTCTCCTTCTGCGAAATCAAACAAGATAACGAGCATATCGAGTCCACCCTGTGTTTTTTTCTCTGACATCTGCTTAATTACCATCTTATGACCACCAAGCTTAATTGGTTCAAATTCTCCTGCTGCCTGTGTAGTATCGTAATTATTTGGTTTCTGCATTGTCTGTTCCTCCTAATTCATAATAATCTCTGATAACCTTGTCAACTTCTGCAAGGTCGTTATCAATAGTTAAACTGTCAAACATCCCGATCGGGGACTTACTTACCGCTCCCTGACTGGACTGAGTGACAAATAAGTGCTTTCCACTCTCTTCGATGCATCGAAGAACGATGGTAAACATGCCCTCGATGCAAACTTTTTCGTCCAGAAGCTTACCAATTGTCTTAGGCTTTACTTCCCCGGAGTCATCTTTTTCCTCATGCATCATAAGGTAAACAATTTTATTCTGCGGTACTTTTGTTACAATGAACTGAATAAGATTCCAGAAGTAGTCTCCGATATCATTGTACAGAGCGAACACTGCATTACCTTTTCCAGCAGAAGCGTGCCCCTTCATGAAATGATTCGTAATAAGATATCCTGCATCATCAATTACGATAGACTCTGCTTTTGATGCGATCAGGCACTTCATTACCTGCTGGTAATCATCTGTAAACCATCCGTCAATCTTTCCTTTAAACGGAAGCGGTTTATTCAATACTCTAATAAGATTCCAGTGTTCATTCTGGCAGTTCCTAAGACTGGTACTCTTGCCAGAACCAGATTTTCCAATAATTAATACGGGTGTTGCCATTGCTATTCCTCCTTGTCATAAACTACATGTTTACTGCCCTCGATAATCAGCAAACTTGCAATATCTTTCATTGATAAGGTTGATTCGTTATAAATTTCAACCAGTGCATTGTAAGCGTCTGTTGAAACTTTCACGACAGGGTTATCCTTATCAGTTGCCGGTTGCTTCTTTCTTGCCGGAATACGGATTTCAAATTCACTCACCGATATTTTCCTCCTTATACGATTTCTGAGCCGTTAAAAGCCCGTTCAGAGCCTGTACGTAGCTCGCCAATGTTCTTGCCTTATATGATTCTTCAATAGGATTATCTGCCACAATAGAAAGCTGCCCATCTATCAAATCAAGAATTTCATTAATCCTCTCCTGCATCTTTCTCCACCTCACTAAAAAAACAGTAAACATTGTCAGAACCATCTCCCCTTGCAGGGCTAATACTGCCACCCGGAAGCAATCCACTGGCACTGTGATATTCAAGATGATTCAGGTACATGTCTGGGTTTTCCCAGTCGATAATGTACTGCTTTCGCTTATTCAACTCTGACAGAAGCTCATTTACTGTCGTTATCAGTTCCATTGTCGGTAGAAGTTTCAGCTCCATTTGATTCAACATCCAACGGACACCTCCCATCTATCAGAAGTTCCAACAAGAAAGCTTTAATTATTCTGAGGCTTTCACGACTTTCTTTCTCATAAAATGGGTTAAAAGATACGTTTTGGTACAAATCCCATTTAAATTTGTCTTTGAGAAGGAGAACATCTTCTTCCCTTTTAACCCCTCTTACTCCCAAACCGTAGCCCGAAAAATCAAAGGTGATATTTGCTGCCGGAACTTCGTTCACAACTCTTTTACAAAGTTCATAAATTTCATCAATCTCTTTCTCAAACATCTTCTTATCCTCCTTATTTTCTACTGCCAGTCTGCTTTCATCTGGCGAACCGCCCATGCTGCCGAGACGCCAAAAAAGATGTTCAGCCAAATAGGTATGTCCACATATTTCCCGGCAAGCATACAAACAGCAATTAGCGTATACTCTTTCATTTCATTTCTCCCATAATCCACGCCAGATTGCTTGCTACCAGTGCGGCTGCGGTCACAATCCATGCCGTGAACCATTTTCTTGATTTCTTTTTACTTTTTTCGACAATTTCTGTCGCAAGAATGAACTCAAGTTCGTCCCATGTCGGAACATTTTCACATTTATTTGTGCTATTTCTGCTCATATCGTGCTAATTTCTCCTTTTTTGGTATTTACAATTAGCAGATACAAAGTTATAATTAACCTGTACCTACTAAAGCGCGATTTTAGTGGGTGCAACGCTCCGGGGCGGAGGTATCAGCTCCCTCCGGGGCACTATCACTTCAATGCTTCTTTCCCTCTCCAGACATATCCTGTTTCTTCCCAGAGCTTTCTTGGAGAGATAACAAATTCTATTCTGCCAGAACCTTTTCTGTCGTGAATCACTTTGTTCCCACGATACGCCGTGCCGATAGGAAACCATCCATAGATGATTCCTGCTCTGACAGATGGTGTAGGAATGCCTGTCATCTTGCTCACGTCTGATACTGTCAGGCGCTCGTTTGAGAACTCTGGCATCTGTGGGATACCAGATATGATTCTCGCAACCTCTGCGGCGAACTGATGAACTTCTGCGCTTTCTTTGATGTAAGTATCAACTTCGCTCATTTCATGCTCCTTTCTTGTTTTCTTCTTTTTTCTGGTCAGAATTACTGCAATCAATAACTCCGTCCATATATCCCAGAATACAATGTTTTTATCTTCTGGAAGCTTACGGTGCTCTGCGAGACTCAACTAAAGGAACTTCTGCTTTATATGCTCCCTGTTCTCTTAATTTTCCTTTGTTGGAATAGCTTGCAAAGTGTACGGTCGTGTCCACTTCCATATCAATACGGAAATCATCCGGTGTGCAGGAAATCATAAAACCTGTACATTCATGTCCGAAATCCTCTCCGTTGATGCGGAAGATTTTTTCTCTGTGTCAACTTCGATGGTTTTAAGCTCATGTGGAATGAAAATTTTACTCATAATTTGCTCCTTTCTATTGTTTTTTTTCTTTTCTCCTACCTATAATGTACTTACAGGCACCTCCATGCCGAGTACGGAGAAAAGGAGAATTATATGGTTGAAACAATCACTCGACTGTATCACTGCCACAAGATTCACAAGCATGTGAACGTTTGTGAAGAGTATGAGGTTTCTGGTAACAGTCGCCGCCTACTGCGGTGCTCATGTCCATATCATCAATACACGGAAATGAAGCCGCGCTGTGATGGGTATAATGACCATGGTTTTCAATGTGGTTATGCAAAAAAACAATAACCAGGCTCACTAACTCATCCGGTCGCTCACTTGGCGATAAGTAACAGTAAAGCCGTAGGTCACATTTGCAACAGTCTCCACCAGATTCTTCGCAGTGCCGACTGACGGCTTTGTTAAATTGTAATGCGTCCATTGTTTTCACCTCCCTACCTTGACTTTTTATATTTGTTCTCCTATCCTGTAAGTACAGGCACTGGCATGCTGAGTATTGAGGAAAGGAGGACGCTACTATGTTTGACAATTTTGGATTAAGCCACTGTGAACTTGCTAAGATTCGTACTGTGAATCCTGAATTGGCTGCACATAATATTGCTTCAGCTTATATCAAAGCGACTGCACAGGTTACCAAATTGCACAGTGAAGATGAAGTTGATTCTTCTGATGTACTGTCACTGTCCAACCAGTATGTACAAGCCTATAACTATGCTTATAATTTTGTCGTTCATGAAAATAAGATTATAAACGAGGCTGAATAGTATTTATTAAGGTGTCTGGACTCCGCTTATACATTTCTTCCATAACAGAGTCCAGATGCTTACGGGCAACTTGGCTTTCTGCGATTGTCAATTCTCCCATTGCCATTACGCAATTTTCTACTGCCTTGAGAATCTTTTCTTTATCATATCCAAGCATCTCTAAAGCATAGTCTGTAAGTCCTGCAACTGTTTTTTCTTTCATGTATTCTCACCTCCTTACGTTTCAATCAATCAGCTCCCTTCCGTTCTGGCAACCTTGGTTCAAGAAACTTATCGGTTCCAACAGATAATGCTCCACAAATTAATTCGTATTCATCGAAATCTAATTTGCGATTTCCATTGAGAGAAAGATTGAGCTTCTGAACAGGAATACCAGTTTTGTTGGCAACGAATGTCTGTGTTATGCCGTTATTCTCAAGGTATGACTTGATTTTTTTACCAACACACATTTTCAATTCTCCTTTCTATTTAAGTTTCGTTCCTATCGAACAATTATAGTATAACTTCGAAATGTTCGAATGTCAAGAATAAATTTCGAGAAAATCGAAATTATTTTATTGACAGTTCGAAATTTCTATATTATTATTAATCATGAAAGGAGGAAATCGATAATGACATTTGGCGAGAAAATCAAGCAAGCCAGAACAGCAAAGAAATTAACTCAGAAACAACTCGCAGAAAAAATCAATGTAAAACACAATTCAATTAGTGACTGGGAAAAAGATAAGTGCAAACCAGATATGGACACTATCGAACTTCTATGCGGCGCTCTGGAAGTAACACCGACATATCTCGTGGGTTCTAAAAGCGATGACGATTATGCAACCATAATTGGAAACCTTATGTCAGAACCTGACGTCTTAGACTTTATCGAGGAATATAAAGCACTCGATAAAGAAGATAAGAAAGCAATAAAACAAATAGTTTCATCATTAAACAAAAAGAGCAAGGGTTAATCCCCTTGCTTCTTTGATTTTAGATATTTGATAAGAATCGTATAGACAAATTTTAACTTGCCCTCATTATCACATTTTTCAACCATCTCAATAATTTCCTTCTTATAATCCATAAATAACCCTCCCTGTCGCAACTACCGCCTACACTACAGTATATGTCCGGCTGTGGGAAATAGAACCGAACATTAGTTCGTTTTACTATTATACCATCTATTCCGACTCTTGGCAACTGCCAATGATATACATGAACTCTCACTATTTTATAGAAAAAAACATTTCTTATTCATCTAAATCACTCTATTTCGTTCTAAATCTTTACAATATGCTCTTAAAATGATAAAATAAAAATACCACGAATAACCGTACTTTACATAATATTGCAAAATCAGCGGTACAAAATACATAATCCGCATGAAAAGTGCGAAGCGTGGCGAATAAAGCTATTAGGAGGAGCAATTCTATGAGTAAGAAAAAAGGTGGAAAACTCAAATGGGTAGTTTTAGCAGTTGTTGCCATTGGCGTTATCGGTGCCGTTGGTGGAAATTCGGATTCAAACACCACGTCTTCTTCCAGCGCATCTGCAAAGACGGAATCTGCAAAAGAAACTGATACACCTACACCAATTGAATACACAGCCGTATCAGTCAACGATATGATGTCTCAGCTTGATGATAACGCACTTGGAGCATCTGATAAATACAAAGGGCAATACTTAGAAATCACTGGTAGACTCGGGAACATTGATTCATCTGGAAAATATATCTCCCTCTATCCCGACGATGAATATGCGATAATCGGCGTTCAGTGCCAGATTAAAAATGATGAGCAGCGTTCGAAAGTCGCATCAATGGCAAAAGGTGATACAGTCACACTAAAGGGAAAATGTACAGACGTAGGTGAAGTTCTTGGATATTCATTTGACATTGAAGAAATAGAATAAATAAAAACCACCCCGGCATTGGCGTACCGAGGTGGCGTTTATACATCTCCGAAGAAATGTAATATTCTGGCAAAACATATTGTATCATCTTCGGAGCAGTCGAACAAGACAGAAAATTTGTTCGGCTGTTATTTTTATACCTAAAACAGCTACATAAAGAAAAGAGGAATAAAAATGGCGAAGAAAAGAAAGAAATACCCAAAGCTTCCAAATAGTTTCGGCAGCATCCGTTATCTTGGCAAGAATCGGAGAAATTGTTTTGCGGTACATCCGCCAGCTACACTGGACGCGACAGGGAAAGTAGTCCGACCGCCTGCAATCTGCTATGTAGACGACTGGATTAAAGGATTTACTGTACTGACCGCATACAAGGCAGGAACATATCAGCCAGGGATGGAACGGGATCTTGAGATATCACCTACAACGGACGTAGATACCCTTGTTACTCGTTTGATTGCTGACTACAATACAATCAAGGGTGTCGAGGATAAACACCCGGAAATCAAGAAATTGACGTTTTCAGAGGTATATAAGAAGTTTTACGCATGGAAATTTCCAGAGGGTTCAAAACTTTCTTATAGTTCAAAAATAGCTTACCAGACCGCTTACTCGAACTGCACGACTCTGTACAATCGTATCTTTGAGGATTTAAAAGCGCCTGATCTGCAAAAGGTAATTGATGACTGCCCGTTAAAACGTCAGAGCCTTATGGCAATTCTTACGCTGTTCAAGCAGATGTATAAATATGCTGTTTACTCAGAAATTGTAACAGAAAACAAGGCTTTGTATGTAAAAGTCAACGTGGATGACGACACTGAACATGGAACGCCATTTTCTGACAATGAGCTAAAAATTCTCTGGAAGAATTCTGCTGATCCGGAAGTGCAGCTTATATTAATCATGTGTTATTCTGGCTGGAGAATCGGTGAAGTGCTTAAGTTGACAACTAACTTGGAAGAGAGATACTTTCAGGGCGGGATCAAGACTAAGGCAGGAAAGGACCGCGTAGTACCAATTCATTCGGCGGTATACGAATTTGCTAAGCAAAAGGTTCTTACTCAAGATGGGAAGCTCTGTGTATATACTCAGCAGCACCACCGCAATGCTCTGTTCTATCCTACACTGGAACGTTTAGGAATAGTCGGTGATCCGAAGCACACTCCGCACGACTGCCGGCATACTTTTTCTGCTTTGTGCGAAAAATATGGAGTCAGGGAGAATGATCGTAAGAGAATGCTCGGTCATTCATTCGGCGGTGATGTTACAAACGCGGTATATGGACACAGGACACTAGAAGAACTCCGAACAGAGATTGAAAAGATAAAAGTCCCATTTGTGACTAACTGTGACTAACGGAATCTTATTTTATCAATTTTATTCATCACAATTCAGAACATAAAAACGCGTGAAACCCTTGTAAAATCAACATTCTCAGCGATTTTACAAGGAATTCACTCATTCCATTCTCATTATTCTAATTGTATTCAATCAGGATATTAATTAGAACTATGCAAATGTCAGAAAGTCCTTTAAATACAGTACTTTAGAGGATATTTAATTAGGAAATGATTTTTTTTGTTTGTGACTAACGTGTGTCCAACGAACTAATAGGATTTACAAAACGAAATGATACAATATGTTATAAGAAACATGATTCCCGGGGTACTATCCCCGGGAGTTTTTATATTTTTTAAAGCTTCCTGCAGGTACATATTCTCGCACAAATCCTTCAGACGGGTGTCCAAGTCGGACAAGATAATATTTCTTTCCGGCAGAATCCTTAATGGTTGCTCCTTTAATTACGTCTACCAGGGTGTTTTTCTTGATTTTTGGCCAGAGTGTAGATTTTGTCTTTCCGGCGTCCACAAACGTTTGAGTATCTTTACTCATTCTGGCTACGTAAGCAACTGTTTCGGTGTTTGTAGCAGAGTTAGAAGAATTCTGTTCTGTGTAGAATCTTCTTGCCTGGTAAAACTTAGCGCTGTGGGTATATGTGAGTCCATTTTTATAAGAAGGCGTTCCTGATCCATGCCCGAACAGCATAGGAATTCCATTTTTCCAGCCAACGAATCCTTCTACGTGTTTTGCCTCTCCGGAACCGAAGTAAATCAAATCGCCAACCTGCAGTTTTTTATAGTCAGCTATGGTCAGATTATCTTTTCCTCCATAATAGGCTACCTGTGTACCTTTTTCCACCTGTTCCCCTGTCCAAGTTCCGATCTGAATACCATAGGCCTTTTCAAATGATTTCCACCAAATGGAGCTACAATCTGAATAGCCGTTAAATACCTGGCTTCTGAGATCAGATTGTGTGTACTGATTCCTCCCTTCTCTTGACTCAGCAAGCTCTACCGCTTTGAATGCTCCTTTTGACACTGTCTCATCTCCTTCATTGTCATCTATATTATCATATTGTGTGAGGTTATTTTGATTGATAATTAACATTACCTGCTGCACATAATCTGGATCCGTTGCGTAGCCTCCATCCCAAATCGCCTGAATACAGGTTTCTGGGCTGGATTGATTACATGCAAAGGCATATCTTCCCAGACTGGTGATCAAATCGAAATAGTCTGATACGGATTCTTCCAGACTATCATAAGCCCGGAATAGGTCTGTGATTGTCGTAAATGTATGACCGTCATAACATTCTTTCGTTTTTGAGCTGTAGACTTTTCCATTCCAATTCGTTCCGGCTTTGATTCCAAAATAAGCATTTGCTTTTACCATCATGTCCGATGCGCCCCATCCTGTTTCTAGTGCCGCCTGAGCAATGCAGACAGATGGAAGAATCCATTTTCGACCAGATGATTTTCGGTTGTGGTATTCGTTCATAGCGTATCTGGACAATGTAGCGATAAAATTTTTAACTTGTGCTGATGACATATTTTTCTCCTGATTTTATTTCTGCGCATGTATTTGTAACACAATTATATCATTTTGAAAATCAATGTCTCTCTACCAATTTAAGGCCATACAAAAAAGAGGACATTCCTGTCCTCTAAATTGCATATTTCTGTACCAATCAACTAATAGTACGGTTAGGGCTTGGATTTTGATGGTTTTTGGGAAAATAAGGGCTTATTTGGATTTTTATGGAAAATGCGCTCTTATTTGCGGTTTTGGGGTTTTTATTCGTTTTTACAGTGGTACCTCATCTATGGAATACACTAGGCTGTAAACATCCGAACTGTATTTATCGACATTGAATTGCTTATGCACATACAGTTTATTATTGGCAATTGTAAGGCAAACAGCCCCGATAAAAGTGTATGAAGCTTCTATTTTGCCGTAAAATATTCTTGTTATTTTCTCACTTTTGCTCATTTCGTATATTAGTTTGGGCGTTCCACGTGTTGTTAAATTAAGTTTGTATACACCATAAGGATACTTAGAATTATGCGAATCAGGATTTGATATAAAGTACATATTATTTGCATAAAATGCGCAAGGAGTCTGTATACGCATACCCCAGTTTCTCCAATCTAAAGAAGCATCAGTGTCTTGCCATGCAGAATAAACAAGACTGTAATTTTCTCCGTCATATTTGTGTACATACGCACCATAATCTTTATCAAGTTTTCCTGTCATATATACAAAGCCTTTATATCCCCCCAAAGACACATATGAAGCAGAATCTCTTCCGGAAAATAATATCAGTTTATCTGATTTCACTTCTAATAAAGCTTGTATGAACGGATATTCGGAATACGGAGTTAGAAAGCGGTTTGATTCAAGGAGTATTTTTCCGGCTATTTTGTATTGGTTTGAAACATAATCTGTTGACGAAGACTTGCACGATATTTTTTCAATTTTTCTGTTTCCGATATTTTTTCCATTTTTATATTCATACACAGTCGGAGAAACACTTGTATCTGGACTTGGCATATATGAGGATGATAATTGATTGTAAAATATGCAATAAAAAGTATCATCATCTCCAACATAGAATCCTTGAAAAAACATTTTTTCAACTTTATCGGAATTCGAATAATGGAAAATAAGTTCTCCCTTGTCAGAGTACTTATAAAAGTCTTTGATATTTTCAAAAAGCCCGTCTGTATGAAGGATATAAAAATAGTTTTTATATGCTACCGCAAAACCTGCTTCGTTTTGCATTATGTTGCTAAAATCATATATTATCTTGACTATTGAATTTCCGCCAACAAAAAATGCGAATTTATTACTGATCGCACCTCCTGTTCCTTTGAAACCATAAATTAAATTAACTAATGTAGCTCCTGTGGTTGTTGTGCATTTGTCGATTGCAGCATAATCAACTATATTCTTTCTAATACCGCCAGATTTTTTCCACAACAATGTATTTCCACCCCATATTTCACTTGTTTCTTTACCTTTGACAGGAAACCCAGTGATTTCCTGTCTGTTCAAAAATGCCTTATATATCATCCGATCAGCCCTCCTCAAATGTGAAATACAACGTATCTGCTCGGTCAGTTCCTGCGGCTACAAGAGCATCATAATCAGCTTTTTTTATTCGCTTTACACACCTTAATTGTGCCTTTTTTAATTGTTCAGAAGTGCTGCCAGAGCCACCAGAACCGTCTGTAAAATCGTCAATCATTGCCGGTGAAAATTCAGAATCCGAACCATCTGTAAACTCTGCATAGCTGATTGTCGGCATTTCAGATCGTGTAAGATTGACCGTTCCAGATATTTCGGGAGTGTATTTTCCCAACTGCTGGCTGTTACTATTAAACGGTGCATTGTTGGCAGAATAGGTGTCAATCATGTCTGTAGCGCCGATTTTGAGTACCCTGCTCATGATGTATGAATGAACGTACCATTGCAGTTCTGTAGGCTCCTGTTCGTCGTGCTGAATCTGCTTTTTATAGTAGAGTTCGACTGCCTGACCAACCATGTTCAGTGGGTTTCCCTGAACCTCGGCAGTATATCCCTGCGCACGATAATATTTCCGCAAATCTTGATTTACGAATACACCATAGCAAATCTTCATAATTGGTTCAGCCCTTGAAATACCGCCATATTCGTCTGCATCCCAAACGTAATTTAGCCAGTCTTCATTTCCTACAAAGAAGCTGTTTCTGTTGTAATAAACGTTGTTGTCATACGCTTCTTGCGCTGTATAGTCGCCCTGCGTAAAGCCGAAGGCTCTATTCGGGTCAGGATCACAAAATATAACATTCGGGAACCAAATTCTACCCTCTTTTGCGGTAAAACTTTTGAATGTATCAAGGTGTACTTCTTCGTTACCGTAGTATTTATAAATGTTCTGATTACCGGTAGTCTGCCCGTACCTATAACTGTTCTGGCGAAGCTTCAGATACTCAAACTTGCCATCCCTGTTCATCCATCCAAAACGGTCATTCTGCAAGCATAAATCTTTCAGAATGTTCACTACATTCATCTCATTTGAGTTATTCGTATCAGGCACATAGGTGTCGTCCCAATGCAGTTTTGTACTAACTTGTTCGAGTCCCAAAAACTCAAATAATTTATCTCTAAATTGCTTTTGAGTCAGCTTTTTCTTCTTATCAGTCGTCTGGTTTTTATACCATCGAGCAATGTCAGTATTTCGTAATTTATACAGATAATCATATGCGATAAAATTACGTGTCAGGGAGTTTGCTTTCCGCTCCGCACTGTCGATTTCACCTGTGAAAATTTTGATTCTTGTTCCTTTTCTCTCGATGTAAACTTCAATTTTTCCAGAGGGGTAAAACTCTTCCGAGGTACCGTTAAACTGGTCGTGGTGAGCCTGAAACGTTATCTGATTGCAGACACAACCGCCGAAGATAAAATACTGTTCAGAGCAAATTGACTCCTGTAAAGTAATCGTCTTCTGGTCGATATTTTCGTTTGTAAGGTCAGCAAATTCTCCGTTAATCCAGTGTACTGTTATTTCTATTGGCTCGGTTTTCTCTTCTTCAACATCACCAGAGCCGCCACTTGAGCCACCACTTGAACTATCATCAAATGGGTTTTTCCCGTCGTTCGTGACTTTAATTTGAAAACTATCAGAGCCGACAAATTTGGAAACTCCGTTGGTTGTTGTATTATAAGAAACTGTGATAGTCTTAGAACCTGCGGTGGAGCTATCGAAACCAGAAATATCATAATCTGTAATTTCTTTCTCGGTTCCGTCCTGTCTTACTGCCGCTACAGTTAACCCGGTTGGGTCGAACGATTCCCCAATTCTATAATAAATCTTATTTGGGTAATGAGAAATACGGATTCCGACAGTATCAGGAACTACTTCAACGGTAAACATTGCAGTAAACGACTGATATGTAACTGTAATAGTCTTTTCTCCTGCTTCACTACTATCCAAATCAGACACAGTATATCCGTCTGTTAAAACTTCTTTTGAGCCATCTGTCCAGACTGTCGAAATTAGCATCCCAGAAGTGTCTAGTGTATCTCCTTTGGAATATTCTACTTTAGTTGGCAAAGCCGTGATTTCTATTTTGATGATCTCTATGACTACAATATCAAAGGTAGTGGATTGTGTTTCGTAAGCTACATTAACAGTCTTAACTCCAGCGGTTGACATATCTGGATTTGATAATGTATAGCTTGTTGTTTCTTCTACTCTTCCATCGTCATAAGTTGCGTTTACAATCAATCCAGAGCTATCAAATTTTTCCCCTTTTTTGTATTTCAGCTTATGCGGCAATGAACTAATCTCAATTTTGACAAGTTGAACTTCCACCCATTCAACTGTTGCGTTTGAGGCTGACCAAGGAGAACCAGATATGGAATCTTTTGTTTGGTTAATTTTAATCGTTATACCAGAATTACCATCGAAAGCACCACTAGCAATAGTTTTTACATTTTTTCCAATATATACTGTTTTTAATTTGGAGCAAGCTTGGAATATTGCGTTTCCAAGTTCTTCTATTGACAAGTCATCTGAAATCGTAAACGTTTCAAAGCCGCATTTACTAAAACAATAATCTGGAATTTTTTTAATCTTATTAGATAATTCTATCGAATTTAGTGAGGTACATTCGCTAAAAGCATTTACACCAATTTCCGTAACACTATCCGGAATAACAACATTGTTCAGAAGACCGCAACTGGCAAAGCAGGAAACAGGAATACTTGATATACCTTTCCCTATTGATATAGATCTTAATTCTGAACATGTAGCAAATTGACCAGTGCCATTCCATTTTACAGTCCCGTTTAAAGCCAACGTTTCGATGTTCTTCCTGTTAAAAACATTACTATAAATAGTACCTCCGCGAATAACTAGATTTTTTGCAGAAATATTATATATAGTGCCCCCTTCGCCAGACGATGCAAATATTGCATCGTTGCCTCCTATTTCCAAGTTTTCAAGAGTGCCCCCTTGGAAACAATATGACATACTCTTGAGTGTCGATGGAAGAATCAAATTTTTCAACGAAGAACAACCACAGAATGTACTTCTCCCAATTTCTTCGAGTCCTTCGTGAAATGTCAATTCTGACAGATTCGGACAGTCGTTAAAGCAACCACTTGAAATTTTTACAAAAGATTCTGAAAAAGATAAAGATGTCCCTAGATATTTATTGAAGTTACCGACACCAATTTCGGATATATCATTTCCAAATACAAGATTTTCTAAGCTTGAAAATCTACTACCGAAATTACTCGGAATCTTAGTAATACCGTCGCTAAATACAATCTGCTTACATCTTGTGTATAATGAATTTGGGCAGGCTATACCTTCTGCATTGTCAGATAAGTTATTATTAAATTCGCCGGTTCCCGAAATACTCAATATATTTGTTTCGAGATCGAATATTGCAGTTACATCATCTTTAGTAGGCGTTCCGATTTTCACCGAAAAGGAATCTAAAACTTTTGTTGAAACGGTCGTTGACACTCCAAAATACTCAACCGTTATCAGTAACGAGCCCGGTTCTGTGACCACTACATTATTAACTGTATATCCACTTGTTACATACTCGAAGCCGTCCGAATATGAAACAGTTATGCTATATACGGATATATCTGTAGTTTCTCCAACAAAGTATGTGTCTGATGAATAGTTTCCGCCAGTTATACTCAATGGTTGCATAATTGTAATATCGAACGTAGTTGTTAATATTCCATAGGTTACCGTTATCGTATTTGTTTTTGGAGAACTGCTGTCAAACCCAGAATATGTACAATCCTTTGTAACGTCTATAGTGTTTCCATCACTTAACGTTGCAGTCACCACAATACCTGTAGAATCAAATTCTTTTCCTATGTGATAATTCACCTTGCTTGGCATAGTCGTTACTGATATGGCGGTAATAGAAGCTTCTGAGACAGAAATCTCAAATGTTGTCGTCTTGCCGGATGCAGTAACGGTTATGGTCTTTGTGCCTGCGGAACTGCTGTCAAATCCTGATAATTCATAATCGGTAGTGGATTCTGATGTTCCATCATTGTATGTCTTTGATACTTCAAGTCCTGTGCTGTCGAATAATTCACCCTGATAGTACGTGGTCTTATTTGGCATTTTTGACACAGTAATTCCAGTGACGTATTTGTCTTCAACAAATTTCTCATAGCTAACTATCTGCGACACACCTGCGTTTTTTACTAGAATCGAAATTGGCACTGTAGAAGTTACGGAAATAGTCAGATATGTTATGGTTTTGCCGTCAATGATTGATGACATGCCAGTGTACGAACTGCTTGTAGGTATCTGAATAACATTGATAAATAATGTCTGTCCTTCTATCAGAAATACTTCGTATTTCAGCGCATATGACGATGATGTGCTTGAATAATGTACGTATCCTTCAACTCTGATTTTGATGAATCTTTTTCCCGACGTAAGTGTTCCTTCCTGTCGGTAAATATAATAAACCGCGCCATCCCTACGCCAGATTTTGAGTTGTTCGGCGTTTTGCCCAAATCCGATGAAATTGTTTCCAGAAACATATATGGTACTGGCGGTATTTCCTGCGTAGGTAAACCAATCAACGCCTGTGACACTAACTACATCCTCGTCGTGTTTTGTGTTGTTGACAACAGCAGTCATCCCGGCCGTTGTATCCAATAAACTGTCAAAAGATACTGTATCTGCCATAATCATCCTCCCGTCTATAATATAAAAGAGCACATGAGCTGTGACACCCATGCACTCTGGTTGTTAGTATTCGATCAGTGCGATTCGGATGCTTGAATAAAACACCATCCCTCTTTTTTTATCAATTTCATTAATTGTAAAGTCAATATCTGGAACATATACTTTTGCATTCGTATATGTATTTGTTTCGTCATTCCAGTAGGTGATATTTGCTTTACGCTCTTGCTTATTGATAATTGAGGAATTCATTACATTTTGAATTTTTATTTTTTCTTCTAGGGTTAAATCGTCAACTGTTTCAAATTCTATCTTTGTACGATAATGTGGGAGTGTGTCCCTGTGCAAATATCCTTTCATATCTGTCCATGAATCATTTTCAAGTCTTTGATTCGGTGTGCTTTTCCATGTTGCTCTTTTGATAAATTCATGTGGAAATTCTTGAGTCCCGAATTTTAATAGCCATCCCTGAAAATTCCCTGAACTAAATTCGCTCATGTGCTCACCTACCCTTCAAAGATTCCGAAGCCTGTCCGGTTCCTGTATTGCCCGTTCTGATCTCTCAACCAGCGGATGAATTCGTTTCCGTCAATATTCAATACGATATACTGAGGCGAACCACTACCGCCATTTCCAGATTCTTTCAAAGCTTCCATCATTGCCTGTTTCATCGTCGACAGTGGAGATACAACCTCTGTCTCACGCTTGTTATCACCGAGGATTGCTGCAAACTCTCCGGCGTTTCGCGGCACAACTGTACCTTTTGCCAAGTACGGAATCTGTGGCGCTGTCATGGTCGGAATTGTAAATCCCCAGGTACTTCCTCCAATCTTCGGCACCCAATCAGGAACTTTAATCTTTATCCTATTCAATACGCCAATAGCTGTGTTTACCCCTGAGATAATTCCACGAATCATTCCATTAATTAAGCCGATCACGCCATTAATTGGGACTTTTGCAATATTTACTAACGAGTCAAATATATTTTTGAATACTTCTTTGACTTTTAACCATCCTGCATTCCATCCATTTATGAAAATCGTTATGAGATATTGCAAGATATTCCCAATAGTAGATATAATCTTAGATGCTGTTTCTTTTATTGAGGTAAGCAAGATTGAACCAGCATTTTTTACTTTTTCTATTAAAGAACTGGCTGTATTTGTGGCTTTTTCTATGAATGCTCTGCTTTTTTCACCAAAGTAATCAACTATACCTCCGAAAAAGTCCTTTATAGAATCCCAATTTTTCACAAGCAAAACACCCGCTGCTATTACCGCACCGATTGCAGCAATAATCAGTCCGCCCGGTCCGATCGCTGTTGCTATTGCAGATATTCCGCCAAGTATGCCACCGGAACCCGTCATGAGGGCAATTAAGCCTTTCAACGCAAGTCCAATATTGCCGATATTACTGATAAGTGTAGTAACCAATGGGATAATCTTCGCTGTTGCAAACATTCCTATAAGTGCCGCTCCGAACGCTTCGACCAGCGTCTGATGTTCTCCGAGGAAGTTTAAAAACCCTGATACAATATTAATAAGTGTAGGAACGCCTGTTTCAATCAACCACTTCAATGATGGTAAAATAATGTTGGTATATATCCATTCAAGAACATTTCCAAGTGCTTCGATAATTGGTGCAAAGGATTTTGTGAGGTTCTTAATAGAATCCAGTAACGGATAAAAATCAAGTTTTCCGGCCCAGTCCGCTGTTGCTTTTGTTATATTTTCAATAAAATCAAGAACTTTCTGAAAAGCATTCGCTAAATTTTGAATAATTTTTGTTCCAACATTATTTTTATTCCATGCTTTAGATAACTGACTTGCAATATTTCCGATTATCTTGAAAATGTTCTGAAAAATCCGAAGCATGGTAGATAACATTTCCGTACCTGTTCCATTTGTCCAGACTTCCATAATACTTTTTCCGACACTCTTTGCAAGTTCAGCAAGACTAGAAAACATATACCTTGCAGCATCAATAGTATTCTTACCCTCTCTGCTCCAAGCTTCCTGAAAAGGCTTCCAGATTTGCTTAAGTATATCGGATAATTTCTTTGCGGATTTGCTGAGTTTGTCAATCTGGCTTTCTCCTTTTGCCAATCCTCCGTAATCTACCTGTCCAACATTTCCGAGGCTAATATTGTCTGCCTTTACGGTAGGCGTTTTTGTCACACCAGATATCGCATCCGCCGCTTCTTTTCCAATAACCTTTAATTCGTCAAACGGAGCAATATTCTTTTTTAGAGCCTTGGTCTGCTTATTTAACGCGCTTGTACTGTCCTTCGTGGAATCTGTTACATTCTGCGTAGCATCAGCCAGACTATCAGCTCCATCCGCAGCACTGGCATAAGCATCTTCTGTGGCTGACAGGTCTGTTCCAGCAAGTCCCGCTCCACTGGCTCCCGTCTGCCCGGATGATTTGTTCCCGGTTATCAGTTCCGTAAAGGACTTAAAGGCATTTGCAACCGTGGCAAGTTTTGCCAATAAGATATTTATCACTTTTATGACCGGAGTGAAGATGTTAATCAGTCCTTGTCCGACTGTAGCTTTCAGGGACTGGATCTGCAGCTGCATCACCCTAACCTGGTTCGCCCAGCTGTCAGAAGTACGGATAAAGTCACCAGATGCGGCAGATAACTGTTTCTGTACAAAAGCCAGACGAAGAGCCACTTTCTCCTGCTCGGTCATGGCGGATGTGGTTTTACCATAACCGTTCGCCAGTGCGTACTGGTCTAGTGCCGACTGGGTCATTACCACGCCGAGATCTTTGAGCGTTTCCGTTTCGCCAGTAAACACTGATTTCAGCTTGATATAAGCCAAGTCCTGACTGATGTTATAAAATGATGCTACATCACCAGTTAGCTGCGTCAAGGCCGTTGACATATCGTAAGCCTGTGCTTCAGAGAAACCGAACGACTTAGACATTGCTCCGAACGTACCGACATACCTTTTTGCCATTGTCTCTGACAGTCCGGCTGAGGTCATGGCGTTCTTCGCAAATTCATTTACTTTGTCGGACATGGTGGTAAATGTAACATCGACCACGTTCTGCACTTCTGCGAGGTCAGAGCCGAGTTCTACACACTCTTTTCCAAACTGTACCAACTTGCCAACCGCAAAAGCCCCACCAATCAGCAGACCGATTTTTTTTACAGCACTTCCAAGGCCGTTAAATGACTTTTTTATTGCAGACACGCCGTTCTGTACGCCAGACGTGTCCATTCTGGTATCAATAATGACTGAGCCATCAGCAGCCATGTGTCCACCTC